AAATTAGAACTAATCTAAATTTATAATATCTTGCTGTATAATCTCCAATTACAAAATTTCTAAATGCTGTAAATGTAGAATTATCGTCTGATAAAGCTATTTCTAAATGTGCGTTTTCGTTAGCTGGTGCGTCTCCATCAAACGAACCTGTTGCTGAATCAAATAATCCACTTTTAGCATCAAATAAATCAGTTGGGTCTTCTGAAAATTGAGTTAATGAAGCTGTTACTCTTGAAGTGTGAACTGCCCCTATGTCAATTACACTAGCAAAGTCATATGTTCCTGTTTGTGATAAATCAGTAAGTCTTAATAAATTACTAGCCAAAGTTAAGTTTGTTTTAGTTCCTGTAAAATTAGGATTTTCTGTGGCACTTGCAACATTATTAAAATTTCCAATAGCTGTTACATTTGTTGCTATAATTGTTGCCTGTAAAGAAAAGTTGCCTAATTTATCTACTGCCTTAATTAGATAAGAACCTACTCTAGCTGGAACTGTTACTGATGTTGCTGGTCTTGATACCTTTTCAATTAATGATACTGAGTTCTGCCATTCTGCGCCTGTTGTTAATGTTGAATATCTTACTTGGTAAAATGCTAAATCTAAATCAGTTACGGCTTCCCAAGATAAATGGGCTTCGTTACCTAATATATTACAAGAAAAGTCTGACACATCTGATATAGGGTCAGTAGCACCAACGATTGTTCTTTGAGCAGATACATATGTTGATGAAGAACCTAAAGAAGATACAGCTTTTACTCTTACATCATAAACTTGTTGGTCAATTACGTTTAACACCCTTTGAAATAAACCTGAACCTTGTGAGTGTATTTTAAAATCAGATTCGCTATTTAATTTGTATTCTACTTGATAGAACGATACAAAACTATCAGGTGAAGCACCTATTTGAACATCTAAAGCTACAATTACAGTTCCGTCATTATAAGATATTAATTGGTCAGTTAAAGTAACACTAGCTGGTGGTTGAACTACAAAAGGATTTGGAAGTGTAGTTGTTGGAACTGATGATTGTTGAGATTTACTAGCCCAAGTATAATGCGTAGCTTGATATTCAACTAATGTTAAACCTATTGTGTAATCTTCGTTAAAACTTACAGCTAATACTCTAAAAGGTTTAGCAGAAAAACCTAATGATGCGTGAGTTATATTTACAATATCTCCTATTGCAAGATCATAACCATCACCACTTACATTAACACTTAATTTTAAAGCTTCTCTACTTCTTCTAAGAATTATCTCTGCCATTTCTTCTGCTTGATATGGTGAAGTAATAGTTTGAAAATCGAATCTTCCCTCTAACAAGAAACCACCATCTGCTGTTTTCATTGTTGCGTGTTGATCTGCACTAGCTAAACCTGAATCATCTATTGGTGGAAACTGAACTTCATCTACTTGGTAGTTTCTATCAGGATTTATAAAGCTACAAATCACTCTATTAAATTTATCATTTTTATTTTCACTATTTAGTGAATATCCACCTACAATATCATCTTCTGTTAATGTTATAGATGCTGTTCCTGTTGTTTCAATAATTAATTTATATTTTCCACCTGTATAAGGAAGATAACCACGACAACCTCTTAAAAGAGTTCTAACATTTTCAATAATTTTTTTTGATGTATCTATTACAGCGTTGCAATCAAATATATTAATATCTGAACCACCTGAATAAGGTGTAACTTGTGTAACGCAAACTTGTGAAGCATCATAAAAACTTTGTAAATCAATATCTGCTGTTGCAATACCTTTTCCGTATCTTTCATTTCTTAAATAATCTAATAAGCAAAATGCTGGGTTGCTTGAAAAACTTGCTGTTTGTTCTGATAAATTAGATGCTAAAGTTACAACTTTTCTACCTTGCACTACTGCTTGAACTTTAGGAATAGAATTAAAAGCATCTTGATTCCATTTAAATCTTAAAGCTAGATAAGCAATTCCTCTAAGTCTGTGGTTGCTTCCCCAAGATGATAAAGTAGATAATAAACTTGACGCTGTTTGACTATCAGAGCCAAAATGAGGTTCCACTCTAATTAAACTTGCTGAGTCTTTGTAAAAATTACTATCTCCACTTCCTACTTCAACTGCTGTATTATCAGCTAAATCACTTGCCCAAGTCACAGCTTTATCATCAACTCTTATTTCTGTTATATCGTTTATTTCTCCCTCTCCAAGAATAATAGCCATATATAAATAAGTATTGTCTGTTCCCGAAGTTTCCATAAAAACTCTAGTTCCACCAACTAATCTTGTTCCGTATATTACAGGAATTGAAGCGTCATTAGATTGTTTGTTTAATAAAATACCTCTTTCAAAATCATCAAAATCAGTTGTTCCAAAATCAGGTATTTCAGGTGGTTTAGGTGCTATCCAAGATAAAGCTTTAGTAATTATTTTTATTGGTGCTGTTATTATATTTCTTACAATCCTTGTTGCTTTACTAAATAAACCCATTATGCTCTACCCCATTTAATGTCTTGCACAGTTTGAGACGAAAAATCCATACCTACATCTGCACTGAAAAATCTTTGTTGTGATGTATTGTTTGTTTTACGACCATTTGTTTTATCAAAGTCTGCCCAATGAGAAACAATTTGCAAATTTAATGTACTTGCTTTTTCATTTTCAGAAACTGCAAAAGTGTCTATTGTTCCTGAGTATAATAAAAATGGGTCAGCTATAAGGGCGTTTGAGTCGTTTAAAAAACCTCTAAATATATCTACACTATCATTTACAACATTTTCATTTAATACTGTTGAGATAAAAGTTAAATCTGCTCCTGATAAAGATAATGTTAATGATGTTTTAGTTATGTCTGTTTCTTCCGTAAAATTAGAAAGACCCATTATGAAATCTGATGCAGTATAGGTTACACTAGAACCTGATACTGAACTTGTTAATGGGAAAGAACAATCAGTAATATTAACAGGGCTAGAAAAACCGATTGTAATAAGATGAACGGGTCTAATGTCATTAGTCGCTAATTCGTTCTTTACTGCTGTCGTCAGACTTCTCGTCATATTCTTCTATTGTTCTCCTTTTTACTTTTATGTTATCTGAAACAACATATTTTGCATTTTCTGATGGTTCTTCGTGTTTTCCAATATTATTTGTTTTTAAATCTACATCTTTACCATCAATTACCTCTTCTGCAATCATATCAACATTTATCCAATGCTTAACTAAATATTTCATTATAAAGCTTCCTCTACGTCAAATTGATATTTATATAAGACAGTTCCATTTTTATCTGCACCAATAGCCCCGAACTCTTGTATATCAGAAGTTAGATAAACTGTGAATGGAACATTATCGTAAGTTACAACTGAATCGTCTGCTAAAGCTGTAGTTAGAGGTGGTTCAATAGTAACAGTGGCCGCATTAGAACTTGAAGTTACATCTGCAACAACCATATATACTTTACTGTGCGAAGCAAATTTAATAAAGTCTCCCGTCTTAAATCTGCCCGCACTATCGCCAGCGAATCCGTCCATTGCAATTGTTGTATCTCCAACAGCGTGAACACCATTGACTAAAACTGTTCCTGTTTCACTACCTCTTGCATCTTCTATTTCAGGCGGAATAATTGTAAAATTTTCTTTTCCCGATCTTTGTTTTACAATAAATCCCATAAGTTCTCCGTAAATATCTGACCTATTTCCTGTTATAATATCAACTGTAAATGCAAATCTTTGACCATCTATTTGCCTAGCCAATTTTTTGCCACTATCTGATTTAGAGATAATTGTATTTTGTATAGACTTGATTCCCATAGTTGAGAACTTTGCATTTGATATTGGAAAAGCACCACTCATTATACTAAATTATTTCCCCCTCTTTCATTAACTGCTTGGTTTATTATATTGGATATTGTTCCTCTGTTTTGAATTAACATATCTTGAAATCCTGTTGCGTCTAATGTTGTAATAGCAAAATTTACATTTACAGGAGAAGAACCTGTACCTCTTGCTGATTGTGTAATTTGTCCTGTTTGATTTGGAA